ACAAAGCAAATCGGCGCTGAAGCAAAGGATATGACCCACGCAGTCAAGATGTTAAACTATGCAAACAAAAACACACTACTTGTTCTCATCTCACAACAACGAAATCAATTTGGATCTATGCATGCTAGTCACATCCCAACAGGTGGCATGGCAGTCAAGTTCTTTTCTTCCACTGTCATTAAACTCTGGTCGTCTGAAGCTGAGGCGAATGCTATTAAGGCTGGGATTAAAGTTGGCGACAAGATCATTGAACAAAGGGTTGGACGGCCAGTTAACTGGATTATTGATTACAACAAACTCGGTCCCCCAAATCTATCGGGACAATATGACTTTTACTACCAAGGGGAAACTCTTGGTGTAGATCGCATAGGTGAAACACTAGATGTTGCAGAGATGTGTGGCATTGTAGAAAAAGGTGGAGCATGGTATACAGTAAATGGAGAACGTTTTCAAGGACGTGCAAAGGCTGTAGCATATTTAAAGGAAAATCCAGATGTTGCAGACAGCTTGGAAGAAGAGATAAATGCCAAATCTTAATGAATTTTTTGATAAAAAAATTGAGCAAAAAGAATATAGTCTAGAAAAGCTTCCAGGTCTTAGGGCATGTAACACATGTGATGAGGATGTAAATGGAGCTACATGGGACCCAATAGAGTTAGTAATGTCTTGGAGATGTTCTAAGGGTCATGAAACAATTTTTAAGGTTCAGTAATGTCAGAAAGAGCAGAAGTAAAAAGAGATGGTGCTAAGGCACAAAAAAATAGTGGCCGTGGTGACTATCAAAAAGGTGATGCAAAGTGGAATCAGTTTCTTGTAGACTACAAGGAATCCAAAGCGTCATTTAATTTAAACAAAGATGTATGGGCTAAAATCTGTACAGATACTTTTAAGGTAAGTCGAGATATGCATCCCGCTCTTAAAATAATTATCGGTGAGGATTCCAAGGTTCGACTTGGAATCATTGAGTGGTCAGTCTTAGAAGACTTGATCGCATTCTGGGAGGAAAATAAAAATGGCTAATCCAACAATTACAATCGTTGGTCGTGTAGGACAGGATCCAGTTAAGCTAAATAATGGCGGAGTAAGACTTCGTATTGTTTCAAATGATCGTGTAAAGAATGATGCAACCAATCAATGGGATGACAAAGACACATCATGGTGGACGGTGAAGGCCTGGAAGAGTTTGGCGGAACAAAGTATTGCTACCCTTAAGAAGGGTCAAGAAGTGGTTATTGTAGGTAAGATCTACGAAGAGACATGGAAAGATAAAGAAGGCAATAGCAGAACATCTTACGATGTGAATGCAGATACTATTGCTGTAACTACATGGTCTTTGTCTAAGGATGCCCCAAAGTCATTTAGCCCTATTAAAGATTGGCATATGGATGATGTAGAGGTTCCTTTCTAATGAAGGAATTAATCTATACAACACTTACTGGAGTTGCAGTTGGCGGAGTTTTTAGTATATTCAAGCTTCCTATCCCAGCACCACCAGTATTTGCTGGGCTCATGGGAATTGTAGGTTTATGGATTGGGTATGCAATTGTTCAAAAGGCTTTTGCATGACATACTTTTTATTTGGAGTATTGTTGGGATTTTCAATCGGGTACCCCTTTGGATTGTTTATAGACAAGGTAGATAAATGGCAGAAGACAAAAACACGCTAGAACTAATCAGTAACATTACTGAGTTTAATGACTTGCATGAGTTTATGAAAGATGAACATCTAGATAAAGCATTGGCTATTGTTGTAAAGCTGCTAATGAACCCAGATGTACCTTCTGCAAAGGCTCCAATGCTTATCATGGAACTTCAGGCAATGTCTACTAAGTTTGCAGTAATGTCTTCAGTTTATTCTACTATTGCCAAAGATAAAGCGGGAACAGTAAACAACAATAAGAAGAATGTATATTATTCAGTAAAGGAGTCCATAGACAAGCTTGTAGATGCACTCAAGTATGTTGTTAGGTATAATTCATAAATGGCTAGAGATATTGTAAAGAACCTTAAGTTCAAAAAGCATACAGGAAAGTATTTTGATCCTGAGCTTTTTGCTCAGCTACTTGATGAGTCATACCGAAATACAAAACGTGCCGATGGTGAGATGACAAAGAAATCATTTAGCCCAAGTTCGCTTGGCTATGGGCATGGTAATTGCCCAAGATACTGGTATATGGCTTTTAGTGGTGCTATGTTTATTGATGATAATGATGCTGTTGCAGTGGCTAACATGGCTCAAGGAACACAAGCTCATGAAAGACTTCAAAAGCTTATTTCTACAATGCCGCAGTTTAAAACTGAAGAAGAAGAAATTATAAACGAGTATCCACCCATTAGAGGTTTTATAGATCTTATTATGGAGTATGATGGAGAACTTGTAATAGGTGAAATTAAGACTGCTAAGCAAGAAGTCTGGGACACAAGACAGTCTGAAATGAAGCCATCTGCTAACCATATGCTACAGCTTTTAACTTACATGAAGTTAAAGAATGCCAAGGAGGGATTCTTTCTTTATGAAAATAAAAATACTCAAGAGATATTAGTTATCCCAATCAGCATGAATGAACGCAATAAAGAAATTATTGAGAGTACATTTAGATGGCTAGAATCAGTATGGGATAACTTTCAAAATGGATATCTTCCAAGAAGACCAGAAGGTGCAACTAAATCAAAGATGCCTTGTACCTATTGCCCAATTAAAAAAGAATGTTACGCAAAGGGCGGTCCAGAAGGTACTGTAGATCTAGATATATTTGTGGTGCCTAAGATATGATTTGTGCTAACAAGGAATGTGCTAAAGACTTTGAGCCTAAAACTCATAATCAAAAATACTGTACAGACGAATGCTGCAGAGTTGCAACAAATCGTAGAATTATGGAAAAATATTATGAGAAGAAAGCTATTAGAAATGGAGCAGTTCGTCCATGCAAGAGATGTAAGATACAATTAAGTAGATACAATAAAACAGAATACTGCGCTACATGTGAAAAGAATATTGACTTGACCACAAAAGGCAAAGTAAAAAGGATGTTAGATGACATTGGCTAGTCTTGCAAAGACAAAAGCAAATAGAGTTTTAGGTATAGATGCCTCAACAAACTCTATTGCTTTCTGCTTGATGGAAGACGACAAGCCATTAAAGTGGGGCAAGATTGAGCTAAATGGTCTAGACATATACGAAAAAATTTATGATGCAAAAAAGAAAATGCATTCAATGTTAGAAGAACTGAAGTCAGATTACATTGTTGTTGAGGGTGCAGTGTTTGTTAAGTCGGCAGATGCTGTAATTAAACTATCATATGTTTATGGAGTTGTTATTGCAGAACTAATGTCTACAGGTGCTAAAGTTATAACTATATCCCCTTCTTCTTGGCAGGCATATATAGGTAATAAGAATCCTACCAAGGAAGAAAAGCAGGCAATAAGAACACAGAACCCAGGCTACGCTGATTCCTGGTATCAGAATAAATTAAGAAACATGAGAAAGCAGAGAACTGCTGACTACTTTAATAGGAAGTATGATTTAAATGTGGTGGATTTTGACGTTGCAGACAGCTTTGGTATTGCACATTATGCTAACAAGGTGCTGACAGAGCGATGAAGTTATATCAAAATAAAGACTGGTTGTTTAGAAGGTACTCTGTACAAAAGAAAACAATTGTAGAGATTGCCGAAGAGTGTAAAGTTTCTGCTATGACTATACAGAGATACTTAGAAAAGTTTGGACTGATTAAAAAAAGATGAGCAAAGACGTATGGCTAAACGCCAATCAAGAAACAGCTGGAGATCTTATACTTACTGGGTATCATGGCCCTTTAAGAGATATGCCTGTGTATGATGAGGTAAGATCTTTATTCGGGCACGGATCAACAGCATTAGATTTTGGGTGTGGAGTAGGAAGAAACTCTGTAGCCTTATCAGATACATACGACAAGGTTATTTCTTTTGACTTGCCAAGCATGATAGGCTTAGTACCAGAAGATAACAAGCTAAGCAATATAGCATACACAACTGACTGGGAGTATGTAAAGTCTTTTAAGTTTGATATGGTATTAGCAAGCCTTGTATTTCAGCATATAGAGGATTCAGAGCTTAATTCATATTTAACTGATTTGTCTCAAATAGCGGACAGATTGGTGCTACATAGCAGAACTTGGATTGATCATTCTGCATCACAGGTATTGCCAATTGTTGAAAAATATTTTACAATAGATACCATAGAGTATTCAAAAGATCCCAATAATCCTATTGACGATCATTTTATTGCAACATTTAATAAGAGGTAAAAATGGTGGGCTACCCAAATAAAGATGGCGGATATCAAGCTTGGATTACAGATCTACAGTTAATAGCAACAGATGCCCCTTCAGGACAAAAGATTATTAGACAGTGCCTTGAAATTGCAGAGATGCTAATTAATAAAAATATCTCATATGGAGATTCAGCACTCAGTCCAATTCGTATATTTTCTCAGGCGGATAACCAAGAGCAGATTAAGATTCGTATCGATGATAAGATTAATAGAATTAAGAATGGATCTGGCTTTGCTGGAGATAATGATATTGATGACATGATAGGATACTTAATCCTGCTTAAGATTGCCAAAGCTAATTCTAATTGACATTTTAGTCAACTGAAAGTATAATATAGTAATGAGCGAAATAGAGTTAGCCCAGCATTTTGACCGTATGAATAAGGTCGTAGAAGAACTACTCAAGGGCAATACGCCAACCCAGATTGCCACCATCACTGGATTCCAAAGGAAAGAAGTCCTTGAGTTCATTGACGAGTGGAAGTCTGTCGTGCATAGCGACAGTGGAATTAGAGATAGAGCAAGAGAGGCTATCTCAGGTGCAGATCAGCATTACGCCATGCTTATTAAAGAAGCTTGGAAGACCGTTGAAGATGCAGACACACAGGGAGCCTTGGCGGTAAAGTCAGGAGCCTTAAAGCTAATTGCTGATATAGAGACAAAAAGAATAGCAATGCTTCAATCTGTTGGCGTATTAGAAAATAATGAAATAGCTTCACAAATTGTTGAAACAGAACGCAAGCAAGAAGTTCTTGTAAGAATATTAAAAGAAGTTACAGCAACATGCCCGAAGTGTAAGATGGAAGTTGCAAAAAGATTATCTCAGATTACTGGAATAATTGAATCAGTCCCAGTAGAGGAAGCAGATGTCGTTTGATTTTGGTGATCTTATTGACATGCTTGATGGCGAAGAGTTTGACGAAAAGCCAGTCGACTTAAGAACATTTGTAAACCATCCAGAATACTTAGGCCTTCCACCTTTATCGGAGTATCAGTATACCCTTATAGAAAAAAGCTCACAGATATATAAAGAGTCAACACTGATTAAGCTTTTTGGAGAAGACGAAGGTAAAGTTAGATTTAAACAAACTGCAAATGAAGTTGTCGCTCAACTTGGTAAAGGATCTGGTAAAGATTACTGCTCAACTATTGCTGTTGCCTATATTGTTTATTTACTTCTATGCCTAAAGGATCCAGCAACTTATTATGGAAAACCTCCAGGGGACAGCATTGATATTATTAATATTGCTATTAACTCTCAGCAGGCAAGCAATGTTTTTTTTAAGGGATTTAAGACACGCATTGAAAAATCACCATGGTTTGCTGGCAAGTATAGCGACAAAGCAGCGGAAATTAAATTTGATAAAGCAATTACAGTTCACTCAGGACACTCAGAAAGAGAAGCCTGGGAAGGTTATAACGTTATTGTAGTTATTCTTGATGAGATCTCTGGCTTTGCTATTGAGAATACAACAGGTCATGATCAAGCAAAAACGGGTGGTGCAATCTATGATATGTATAGGGCATCAGTTGATTCTCGTTTTCCAGATTTTGGAAAAGTGATTTTGCTTTCTTTCCCACGTTATAAGAATGATTACATACAGCAAAGATATGATGCTGTAGTAGCACAAAAAGAAACTATTATTAGAGAGCATAAGTTTAAAATGGATACGGATCTTCCAGACGGAACAGATGGCAATGAGTTTGAGGTTCAATGGGAAGAAGACCATATAGTTTCTTATAAAATTCCTAAAGTTTATGCATTAAAAAGACCAACATGGGAAATAAATCCAGTTAGAACTATTGATGACTTTAAGGTTGCATTCTTTACTAATCCAACTGATGCTCTATCAAGATTTGCATGTATGCCTCCAGAAGCAGTAGATGCATTTTTTAAATCAAGAGAAAAGGTTGAAAAAGCTTTTAATAAAGGTCACCTTGCAGTTGACACGTTTGGTAGACTGGAAGAATGGTTTATACCAGATCCCGATAAAAAATATTTCTTGCACGTTGACCTTGCACAAAAGCATGACCACTGTGCTGTTGCGATGGCACATGTAAATAGATGGGTAAATGTTAAGGTAACTGATACATACTCTCAGCCAGCTCCAATTGTTGAGATAGATGCCGTAAGATACTGGACTCCAACCTCTGATAAGTCTGTTGACTTTACAGAAGTAAAAGATTATATATTATCTCTTAGAACAAGAGGGTTTAATATAAGCGTGTGTACATTTGACAGATGGAACTCTCACGATATGATGCAGCAGTTAAAGCAATACGGAATAAATACAGAAATTCTTTCTGTTGCCAAGAAGCATTACGATGACATGGCAATGGTTGTCTTAGAAGAAAGATTAACTGGACCCCATATTCAATTATTAATTGATGAATTGCTACAGCTTAGGATAATGAGAGATAAAGTAGATCACCCTAGAAAAGGATCTAAAGACTTAGCAGACGCCGTATGCGGGTCTATATATAATGCTATTAGTAGAACTAGATTTGATTCAAATCAAGAAGTAAATGTCCATACATACGAGTCTATGGCGTTTGATAATGATTTTGGAACAGAAGCAGATGGAGAAACAAGTTCCTTCAATATGATTAGGGCTCCAAGAATGCCAGAAAACTTAAAGGACGCAATGGACAGGATGATGATAATATGAGCACGTATCAAGAAAAAGCAAAAGAATGCAAGTGTTGCGGAAAACACGTTCCGCTTCCTACTGTATTAAAAGAATATAATGGAATAGTTTTATGTCCAACTACATTTTCTAACGTAGTTGAATATAAAAGAATATGGATAGCCGCTGGCGCAAGGCCAATGGGCAATATTCGCAAACATTTTTCAGAATATGTACAGCAAATAGTAGAAGATACTATTGACAAAAATGAAGACGGCACGTTATAATATACTTCTAAGCAACAATAGCTTAGTTGGTTAAAGCCCCGAACTCATAATTCGGTAATCGTAGGTTCAAGTCCTACTTGTTGCACGAAAGGCGGATATGGATAAAGAAGATAAGTTAGACTATTATATTTCTATCGGTGCCGTAGAACTAGCTGGAGTAGATAAAGATGGAGAGTTTGTTTTTAATATAACAGATGATGCAAAGTATCTTGCTCCAGAACTTTGGGAAGCACATGAAGATCACGTAAATGAATCATTGGTTCAGCTTTACGAAAAAGGATTAATTACAGTCACATATAATGATGATCTTGAGGCAGTAATTGAAATGTCTGATGAAGGAAAAAGGGTTGCTCAAGAGATGGGTTTAATAGAGATGGAAACCAATAACGATATCCCTAACGATTAAACAAAATGCCTTCGTAGCTCAGAGGACAGAGCAGGACTCTTCTAAGGTCTTGGTCGCAGGTTCGACTCCTGCCGAAGGCGCTATTGTCCTTATAGCCCAGCGGTAGAGGCGGTAGACTTAAAATCTATACAGCGTTGGTTCGAATCCAACTAGGGACACAATGCGGATGTTGCATATTGGTAGTGCCTCTGCCTTCCAAGCAGAAGGGGTGAGTTCGATTCTCATCATCCGCTCCATTTCTCACTCGTCCAACGGCAGGACATCGCCCTTTGGAGGCGAGAATCGTGGTTCGAATCCATGGTGAGAAGCAAAGAAAGGAAATGGTATACTATTAACATGGATATTATTTCTAAGATAAGACAACTACAATCTAGTTCTTTTGTATTTTATACAAAAGCACACGGTTATCACTGGAATGTAGAGGGGGTTCTATTTAAAGAACTTCACGCATTCTTTAAGGAAATATACGAAGATGTATTTGAATCAATTGATACTTATGCTGAATGGTCAAGAAAACTTAATTCACCAGCTGTTTTTCAGATTGACGAGATCTTGCAAAATTCAAATATAAAGTATGATTTTCCAACAAACTCACCACTAGAGATGATGAGAAATTTATTTGATTCAAATTCACAAATTATAAATGACTTAAAAGATGGGTTTGCTATGGCAAACTCTTTAAATGAACAAGGCCTTGCAAACTTTTTTGCAGAAAGAATTGATAAACATCAGTTCTGGTCATGGCAATTGTCAGCCTCATTAAAGACATCAGTAAACTAATAAATAGGAGAAATAAAAAATGGCAGCAGAACAAGGATCAGCAGCAAGACTAATAGAAGTAGCACTAGCTGAAGTTGGAACTATTGAAGGACCAAAGGACAATGAAACAAAATATGGAAAGTTTACAAAGGCAAACTTTCAGCCATGGTGTGGTTCATTTGTTATGTGGTGTGCAGATCAAGCAGGGGTAAAGGTTCCTAATACAGTCTATACACCAGCAGGAGCACAAGCATTTATTAAAGCGGGAACATGGCAGATGGCAGAAACAGCTACACCAGAACCAGGCGATATTGCCTATTTTGATTTCCCATCAGACGGCGTCGATAGAATTTCTCACGTAGGAATCGTTGTTGCAGTAAATGCAGACGGAACTGTAGATGTTGTAGAAGGAAACACTTCTTCAGATAAGAAGGGCGATCAAAGAAATGGCGGAGAGTGTTGCCTTAAGAATCGTGCTTACAAGAAGAAGAACGGATCAAAGCTTCGTAGAAGTCAGATCGTAGGCATTGTAGGATTTGGCAGACCAGCATTTGGCAAGCCTGTAGCTAAGACAGCAGCAGCACCTGTAAAGAAGGCAGCCCCTGTAAAGAAGGCGGCTCCTGTAAAAAAGGCCGCAGTAAAGAAGAAGTAATGTACGAGTATTACGTACGAAAAGTAGAAGCCGTAGTTGATGGGGACACAATTGATGTCCTCATCGACCTTGGTTTTGATATATTGTTTGCTTCAAGAGTAAGACTTGCTGGAATAGATACTCCTGAATCAAGAACAAAAGACCTAGCAGAAAAAAAGCTGGGGCTAGAGGCAAAAGAATATCTTAAGTATAAATTAAAAGATGCAAAGTCTGTAAAGATTAAAACCGAAAAGATGGATTCTTCTGAAAAATATGGAAGAATACTAGGCTGGCTATTTGTTGATGATCAAACGGTATCAATAAATGAACAGATGATTGCAGACGGATATGCATGGGGATATCTTGGTGACACCAAGGTTAAAGATTTTCAAGCCTTAGCAAAAGCAAGAGCAAAGTCTGGCAAGTAGGCTATTGTAATTCTTTAGTAGAAATGATATACTCATTACATGCTAAACAAAAAAACAATTAAGTTCTATGCTGCAGCGGAAGACATTTACCAAGTAGAGCAGCCTCCAATGCCAGCTAAATTAGCAATACCAGAATGGTTTAAAAGAATACCAGCAGAGGATCCTGCAATGAAATGGGGAGACCCAAGAGATGCTGGAACAGTAAAAAAATGTATGCCATTTTTAGACTCTCTCTCCGCTGGGTATATGGTTGTTACACCGCAAGATATAAAGATTGCAAAAAATGAAACACAGGGAACTATGGCTTATTGGGGAGCAACACCACCAGGAGCCGATGTTCTTTTTGATTTAGATCAGCCATTACATAGAACAAAAGGAATGCCAGTACCTCATGGCTATAATGAATATGTTTGGCGAATGATTGCATATCCAAGAATTGAAACTCCAAGCGGATACAGCGTAATGGTTACTCATCCATTTAATAGGTATGACTTGCCATTCTTAACAATGACTGGAATTATTGATTCAGATCAAGTTCATGCAAGGTTAGCCCTCAATATGTGGTTACGTGATGACTTTGAAGGAATTATTGAAAAAGGTACCCCTGTTGCACAGATATTTCCTTTTAAAAGAGAAGATTGGGTTCATGAGTCTTTGCCACCTTTTAGCAAAAAGCGGGAGCTTCAAGATACATTTAAAGTAAGGTCAGTAATGAATAGGTCCTACATGCGTCAGTTCTGGCAAAAGAAGTCTTACGAATAAATATCCAATATGCTATAATTATTATACATCCGCCTTATGGGGATGCTAAACTAACTCGCTTAAAAGGAGCAAAAATGGTAAACGCACTAACCCTGGATCTTTTTAGAGATCCTTTTTTTATTGGTTTTAATCGTGAAATGGAAAGAATGGCACATGTTCATCAGGCTGCAACACGCCAAACATATCCACCATACGATGTATTAAAGCTAGACGAAGATACATATCAGGTATCAATTGCAGTAGCAGGATTCACAAGAAGCGATATTGATGTTTCAGTAGATAACGGAACACTTATTGTTAAGGGTGAAATCACAGAAGTTACAGACGGTGAATATCTACATAAAGGTATTGCTGCACGTAAGTTCACTAGAACATTTGGGCTAGGTGAATATATGGAAGTAACTGGAGCTTCAATCGAAGATGGAATGTTAAATATCAATGTAGATAGAATTATTCCAGAAGAAAAGAAGCCAAAGATCATTAAGATCAAATAGTCTTTGGTTCGCTACCGAAGGAGACCTGAGCAAGTCATAAAAAGGCTCATTTAACTTAAAGGATAAGTAATGCCAGTATACGAATACAAGTGCTCATATGACGATGCACACCCAACAATGTCAACTCATAGATCAATTATGGATGAAGATCCAGGATACACTTGTGTAGAATGTGAGTCAGAAATGATAAGACACTTTACGCCTTTTGGCATACAGTTTAAAGGAAACGGGTTTTATAAGACAGATAATCCTAAATAGCCTCAATGGTATAATTAACTAAGCAAGCAAATTGTTTGCGTAGGAGCCATAGTTGAAAAAGAATAGGTTATTTAGAATAACAGCATCCATAATGCTTGCATTTGGATGGCTTTTTATGTCTCCCGCAGCTGGCGATGATCCGCTAACAGTAGCAGCAAAACAAATTGAAAATTTAAATTCAGCAGTAGATAAGCTTGATTACAAAGAAGGCTTAATAGATTTAATTGACATAGCGGAAAATAAGTTTATGTACGCTAAAAATCTTAAGGATGTTAGAGATACAGCAATTGTAGACTACCAAGATGCGGTGGAAGCAGAAGAATTAGCGTTAGAAGAAGTAAATATCGCTCAGTCAAATGTAGATGAGCAAACAGCCCTAGCATCCTTAGCTCTTGAAAATAAAAATAATGCTCTTAATGATAAGAATGATGCACAAGATGTACTTGATTTAGCCAATATAAATCTTCAAACAGCACAATCAAATATGCAATCTGCTAGTGGGACAGGTCTTCAATATACAGTATATAATCTAACCAGAACATGGCCAAGCATAGCAACTCCAAGTGGTGTGATTTGTTCTGGCACTTGGAATTCTAGTTCTATGAACCTACCAGTTTGCGGTAATAGATATGAAAATATAATTGTTAAGTTTACTGGACAAATTACAGTCCCATCATGGTTTACAACAGTAGCATTTGCAGGATACACAGATGATGGTTTTAGAATGTTTATTAATGGAAATCTTGCAGTTAACAACTGGGTAGAGCAAGGGGCAAGATGGAGTGCTTGGTCTCCAACATATAATGTAAGTGAAGACAAGACTTTAGATGTAGAGATATGGTGGTATAACGGAGGAGGTCCAGGATCGTACCATCTTGGCTGGACAATTCCTGGTGGAATGACTGGTGCAGGATGTGACTATGCTGGAAATCCAAGAGTATGGGGACAAAATTTTAGTTGTAATTTAAATACATTCTCATCTGGGTCAGGACCAACACAGGCACAAATAGATGCCTACAACCAAGCACTTGAAACAAGAAATGCAGCACAGCAAGACTATAATAATGCCTCAGCAGAATATAATGATAAACTAAATGTATATAATCAACAGGTTGCAGTACTAGACTCATTAAATCAAACATTAACTAATAAAGAGTCTGAGTATGATAACGCAGTAAATGATACAGCAAATGCTTTGTCTGAAAAGAATAGTGCCATAAATGATTTTAATAATGCAGTCAATGATGTCAATGGTGCAATTGATGAAGCATGGCGTTACTATGATGAGCAATCACAAAGAGAAATTCAAAGAGCAATTGCTCAAGCAGCAGCCAATGCTGCAGCAAACCAACCTAAGCCAGAGCCAAAACCAACTGTTGAACCAGACAAGCCAAAGCCTTCTTCACCACCAACAGAGAAGCCAGAGCCAAAGCCAACTAACAATACTGCTACAGAAGAGCCAGGACCAAAGCCAACGCAACCAGGTCCAAAGCCAACACAGCCAGAAGATCCTGCACCAAAGCCAGAACCTACAGAAAAGCCAAAACCAGAAGATCCTAAGCCAACACCAGCTCCAACACCTGAAGTAAAGCCAGAACCCACACCAGAGCCTTCTGCCGAGCCTTCTCCAGAACCTAAGCCATTGCCAAGACCAGATTTTAAACCAGCAGAGAATATTGATCCAGTCATTAAGGATGCAGAGTTAGCAGCACTTATTCCAGAAAAAGGTACGGGGAATGCAGAAGATTTATCTGGCGTTATTGCTAATCTTACAAGTAAAGATAATAAATTAGTTAAGCTTTCTCCAGAACAAACAGCAGCGGTTAGTCAAACACTTAAGTCTTTAACACAAGAAGCAAAATTAGAAGTTGCAAAAGATCTTGGAATTTCTGCAGGAGAGGTTTCAAAGGTGGCAGAAATAATGAAATCAAATCCTGCAGTCGCAGCAGCATTTGTTGAGTTTGCAGATAGAGCAGGAGAAGCAGGGGATACCCCAATGCCATTTACATTAGCAGATGCAACAACAGAAGTACAAACAGAAGCATTCTTAGCAGACCCGCTTGGAACAGTATTTGCGGTGGATCCTATAGAACTATTATCTAATTTTTCTGAGTTAGGTATGGATATGACAGATGATCAGAGAGAAAAAGCACAAGAAGTAATTGTCCCAGTGGTCATTGCATCACAAATTGCAGGGGCAGTAATAAGGAGGAACAGATGAAGATAATCAAAAAAGCATTTTCTTTAATCGGTAAAGCTTTAAAAGGATTAATTAAATGGTTTAAAGATGCAGGAATGGAATTAATTGCACAAGCATTCACCCTCCTTGGCTTCTTTATTGCATGGTTAACATTAACTGGATCAGCCAGAGATATAGTTGGAATTGCCGTACTGGCAACTACAGTTATTTGGCTAATAACAATCCCGTTAAGAAAGGATAAATAATGGCAAAAGCGTATATAGAAGAGCCAACACAGGTTGGAAGCGGAGCAATTGCAAGCATAAATAATATATTTATGAGAATTGTTGCTGTATTTGCAGCATCAGGACTTTCAGTGATTGGAGCAGGAGCAGTGGTTGGAATTGAAACCTACAAGGCTGTGATCCTTGCTGGAACATTAGGCGTTGCAACTGTTGTTGAAAAGCTAGCCCGTGGATTCCTAGATGATGGAAAGCTTACCGTTGCTGAGATCAATGCAGCTTTTTCAGCAGTAGATAAAAAAGCGGCTAAGTGATATAATTTACTTATGAACACCTATACAGTCAAATTAAATGTAGAGCTAGAGGTACAAGCCTTTAATGAAACAGATGCAAAAGACTATGTATCAGATATATTCAATGTAGATGAAGAGATTAAGGGTGTCAATATAGTAAAGATTATTCAGAAATGAATAACCCAGATAAAGAAATTACCCCTGCTGATATGCAGCAGATATTTGGATACTTAATAGATCCAGTTATACTAGAGATAGACAAAGAGATAGAGGATTTAAAAATCCCAGATGGAGATATTTTCTTATAAAATATCGTTGACAGAGCCGTAGTTTTTACTGTATAATAATACATAGAAACTACGGTTTCTGCTTTTTGGCCCTTAGCTCAGCGGCAGAGCGGGAAGCTGTTAACTTCTAGGTCCCTGGTTCGATCCCAGGAGGGCCAGCAAGATCATCTAGGCGGACTTACTAGATAGGAAAGAAATGCTTAATCTTACACTAAAGGGTGTAGAGGTCTTCATGGAAAGATCAAAGCATAGCAAGCAAGATTCATATTGGGAAAACTATGACTTACTAATATGGAAAAAAGATCCAGGCGGCTTTACAAATGTAAAGGGAATGTTTCGAAAAGATTCATGGGGTATTACAGAGAGAATACCAGTAAACGAAAACGGAATTTGGAAGTTGCCTAAGCATTATGTCAAATATTTTAAATGAACTTGGCGTAGATGAAGATGACCTTGACTGGTATCATCTAGCAGCATGCAGAGGCCTTGATACAAATTTATTTTATGATAAGTATGAAGCTGATCCAAATATAGCAAAGAGCATTGATGAAGCATGCCTTAGTTGTCCAGTTTCAAAAATGTGTTATGAGTTTGGTGTCAGCAACAGTGAGCAGGGAGTATGGGGCGGAATATATTTAAACACGGGAGAAGTAGACAGGCCAAGAAATGTACATAAGACACAGGAAGTATGGAAAAGGATAAAGGCTAAAAATGGAATTCATAAATAAAGATAAAGACCATTTTAAACATGGTATAAATCTTTGGAATGGTGAGCCAAATAAGCCTGTATTTTACACAAAAGAAATGTCATCAAAGATAAGAGAATTAAAAAAGCCAGTACCAGATCTTATGTTGGACATAGTTCAGTACCCAGAGTTTTTAGCAGTAAGACTATATGAAGATAATTTTGTTCAATATGAAGGAATCAAAAAAGAACAAGTAATAGATTATGTTGGAAAAGTTAAAAAGCTAATCGAATCTTACGGAGTAAGATGCGAACTTGAAGGGGTACCAAGTGCGAGAATACTACGAAGTAATTAATATAGTCTTTATTCATGAGTTAAGACTATGGGGCACATGTGACTCACTTGGCCTATATGCATCAAAAATCAAATACCAAAAAGATGGTATTGAATATGAAGAAATGCTAGATAATGAGGAGTTTACAGTAATGGAAGAAATCGTTATAGAGCATCAAGAGGAAGATAACTAATGGAAAAAATATTGTGCTATTGCTGCAATAAAACAAAAAATAAGCTTAATCTAAAGAAGTCTACATTAATTCCAATTAATTTATTTATGTGTGAATCATGTATTTCTTCTAAGTTTGAGCCTAGGTGGGTTATTATTTTGGCTGGCAGACAGCTAGGATCTGACTCAGTTAAAGAGTTTATAATTAAGAAACGGTATTGTGGAGCAGATATTGCTGCATCAGAACTATTAGTTTAAAGTTTATTTTAGGGTATAATTAACGTATATGGATACAACTGCCCTAATATTAACTATAGCAGCATCACTATTGAGCGGATTAGCGACAGGTGTAGTTGCTAATTTTAGGGACCACAAAAAAGAAATTAAGCGTAGGGTTGAGAAAGAACAAGATAACCTTAAGCTTGATTTAAAGGATCTCCAGATTAAATTGTATAAGGTTGAAAAAGACCTAGACGACTGGAAGGCTAAGTATTACGAAGCCCTTCAAGAACTAATTGAAGTTAAGGGTGAATTAGAGGAAACTCTAATTAGATTAACACATATCGCTCATCACGAGGACTAGCGTTTCGAATTTATATTTAGTATACTAGGAATATGACCTGCATAGTTGCCATTGCCCAAAACGGTGTCGTTTACATGGGATCTGATCACGCCGCCTCAGACGATAAGTCTGGATGGATACTTTCACGCAAAGAGCCAAAGTGTTTTAAGGTTGGCCAATACGCTGTTGCATTTACTGACTCATTTAGAATGGGGCAGATACTTCAATACATGTGGACCCCACCAAAGTATACACCAACAAAAACTAACTCAGGTTTAGATAAGTTTATGAGAACTAAGTTTATTGATTCAGTTAAGACTGCATTTAAAGAAAACGGATACGGAAGTATTGGGTCATCATCTGAAGAGGACACGGGTGGAATATTTATTGTTGGTTTATGTGGAAGAATTTTTACAATAGACGAAGACTTTCACGTAGGTGAGAATGTTGTGAATTACATGGCAGAAGGAAGTGGTGGCCAAATAGCTTTAGGAGCATTGCATGCCACAAAACATCAAAAGAACCCTAGACTACGCATTAAGGCAGCATTAGAAGCAGCAACTGAATTTAATATGAGCGTGGCAGCCCCCTATACATACATTCAAGTTTAATGTATAATGATACTATGAAGTGGTTACTACTTGTATCTATATTGGCATGCGTGGCTACCTACTGGGTCATGAAAATAAAAACAAACATTAGCTTATTTCTTGATAACTATGAGATAGCCATTATAGACAAAGAAGATGTAGAGCGCACTGGTAGACATACAAACGACATTTTAGAGTTGCGTCCAGAAAGTTATGACAAGTCTATTGATTTGAGAGGTACACCAACTCATTTATGCCCATGTGGATCAAACATATGGAACTTAAAAGTAATCTTTGAAGATTTTGAAATTGCTACATATTTCCTAGATATGGAATGTGTAAGCTGTGGTAGTGTTGCTACGGCACCTACCCCTGTAGACAGAATGGGAACGGAAGAATGAGAAAGTCAGAAAGATTAAGACTGCTTGAAATGCAAGTTGTACGACTTGAGATGATGGTAGAACTATATACTCAAACACTATCTAATCTATTAGAATCACAAGGGCTATCTGCACCTACACAGCTTGACGCTGGTAAATGGTACAAGGCAAAACTAGACCAATTAGATAAAGAATAGGTATTGACATCCTGCTTTTATTTAGTAGAATGTACCTATGAATAAAAAAATAACTACGGCTTTTGTAGCCTTACTACTTGTTGTTCCAACAGCATCACATGCTGCATTAAAGAACACATCGCTTGAACCAACGTTAGCAATCCTAGATACTGCGATTGACACATCCTTGCCATCATTTAAGGGCAAGATTATTCAAGAAGTTTGTCTTTTAGAGCGTGGCCCATGTCCAAATGGTAGCACTTATATGGAGGGTCCAGGGGCTGCATCAATGCCTGCTAACTTCATTACTAAAAATGGTTTTGATCACGGTACACAAATGACATACCTTGCTTTAGCAAATAACCCTAACATGAAGGTTTTGTTTATTAGAATTATTGGCAACAATCCAGATGGTATCCGTCAGGTTGCAACAGAGGCTGCTGTATATAATGCTTTGCAATGGGTTATTGATAATAAGGATAAGTATAATATTAAAGCAGTAACAATGGCACAAGCATCAAGCAACTGGGTTGCTGGATCAGATTATTGCCCAAAGACTCCAATTACTCAATCAAAGATCCAAACACTTGTTGCAAGCAACATTCCAGTATTTTTACCAGCAGGAAATGACTTTAACTATGAAAAGTTGCGTTGGCCTGCTTGCTTGCCAGAATCAATCGCAGTTGGAGCAACAATGCCAACTAAAGCAGTGGCAGTGTACACAAACTATGATCCAAAACTAATTGATTTCTTTGCACTTGGAACTACAACAACGTATGGTCCAGGAAATGTAAAGTTACCAATTGCAGGAACATCAGCATCAATTCAAGCTGCTGCTGCATCATGGATTGCTGTATCTTCTGCTAAACCATCTTTAACATACAATCAGGTATATGACTTGATTTCTAAAACTTCTACGCCTACAAGTAATTCAAAAATTAAGGGCGGTAAGTTGATTAATCTAGAGGGAGCACTAAATGGCTGAACAACAAATGACAATTCTTGAAGGAATTATTTCAGATTTAGGTAATGAGTTGTATCAGAAATGGTATAACGCTGCCGAAGAAGATCAAAAGACAGAAGAGATGTCAAAGGCTTTAAGAGAGAATGCTACACAAACTACTCTTTGGGTTATTCAAGAATTTATGAATAGATTCAACGAAGCAGCAGAATCACTAAAGGATAAGTAATTTGATCGTAACAGATAATTCCTTTGGTGAAGTAGTATCAACAAATGATTTAGTTTTGGTTGATTTTTGGGCTGAATGGTGTGGGCCTTGTAAAAAGCTTTCACCGATCCTGGATGAGATATCAAATGAGACTGGATTACTCGTTGGTAAGTTAAATGTTGATGAGAATCCTAAAAAAATGCAGGAATACTCTGTACATTCAATACCAACTATGGTATTATTTAAGTCTGGTCAACCAGTTAAAACGATTGTTGGGGCAAAGCCTAAGCATGTTTTAGTAAAGGAGTTGGCCGAATGGATGATCTAGAATATGATGAAGCCTACACTAACCATGTAGAGTTTGAAATATGGCTTAAAAATGGTTACGATAGAGGCTGGATATCAGATGTATTTTGTAATACACATGACGGACCACCATTAACAGAAGAAGAAGCACAAGAATGGGATGAAGGCGGAGATCCGTGTTCTTACCATGTAAAAGTAATAGAACTAAACTAATATTCTGCGCTCATCAAGAGGCAGAGGAAATAAGGAGAATAAATTAAATGAACTCATTTAAGAAAATCGCACTAGCCATGGTTGCAGCCATGACTTTGGGCACAATCGTAGCAACACCTGCAAGTGCTGCTGTAATGACAGTCGCTGTATCGTTGGACGGAACGGCTAATACAACCGCTTCTGCTATTGCTACACCTGCTGCATTACCAGTCCCTGCAGATAACACAGTTGACGCTGCTGACGCACTAAGGTTCGTCGCAACAGTTGACACAGGAACAAATGTTTCTGTAGTAGCAACAAACGCAACAATCGTGTCTGCACTACACACATCTGCTGCACCAGTAGGAGCATCGTCAGGATCAGCATCTTTGACAATTGCAACTGGTACAGGAACAACCGCAACATTTTGGGTCTACACAAAGACTACAGCAATTGGAACAGTAACTGTTACAAACCAGGGAACAACCTTTACATACTATGTACAGGGAACTGCTGGTAAGATTAATAACCTAACAGTAGCTGCACCTGCAACTGGTGCTGCTGGAACAAAGCAGGAAATCACAGTTACAGCAACAGACGTATTTGGAAACAAGGTTTCTGGAAAGTCTCTTACTGCAACAGTATTTGCTGCAACAGCAACACTTGATACAGCAACAGCTACAACTGGTGCTACACTTTCAGACTTTGGAGTTGCAAAGTTTAATGCAACACTACCAGCAACTGGATCACGCACACTTATTACATTCGCTCCAACAACATCAACAGATGCAACATCTGCAGACGTAGTTGGTTTGACTGCTCGCACACTTGCACCGTTTGCAGAAATTGCAGTTCGTGATCTAGTATCAGAACTTGCTGCTGAGAAGGCTGCAAAGGATGCAGCACTTGCTGCTAAGGCAATTTCAGATGCTGCAGTCGTAAAGGCTGCTGCAGATGCTGCTGCTGCTAAGGTTGCATCAGATGCTGCACTTGCAGCAGAGAAGGCTGCTTCTGCAAAGGCTCTTGCTGATGCTAAGGCTGCTTCTGACAAGGTTATCCTTGATAAGGATGCACAGATTGCTAAGTTAACAGCAGATAATGCTGCAGCTCTTAAGGCAATCAAGGATTCATTTAATGCACTTGCAAAGAAGTGGAATGCAAAGAATCCAAAGGCTAAAGTAACACTTCTTAAGTAAGTGATAGCACTCTAGCAAATGCTTTACGAAAGGCTGGGGATAATGTATAATTATGTTATCTCCAGCCTTTACCCTAACAGAAAGAATTAAATGAAAAAAGAAAAAGGACCAATCAATGTATACTGGGCTCCAAATTCAGTAGCAGAGGATGACGGTGCTATTGGAAACTGGAATATGCTTTATGAAGATCCAGTAAACGTTTTTAAGTATTGGACTCAGTTTGATATTAAAAGCAAGACAAAAGAGGGAGACTCTTTTATTAAATGTCCTGCATTTAAAAACCTATCTAAAAATATATATGCTTGGAATTGGCCAATAGACTCAAGCTACGAATATGAAGCACTTTCTACAGATGTTAATCAGATTAAGATTACTCCATTAACTGAACACTATATAGCCTGCTACCCACCAAGAGACCAAACTATGTCAGTTGGTCCAAGTATTGAGTTTTCTTATAGGCTTCATATGTTTGCGGAAGAGCCAGTAGAAGTAATGCTAACTAGCCCATATCTTCAACAAGTTGAGTATCTAAAGCATGGGTTTTTAACAAGCGGTCAGTTTGATATAGGACAATGGTTTAGAACACTTAATGTTGAGATCCAGCTTGCAGCTAATAAGGGTGAGCTGCATATTAAAAAAGGTGAGCCAATATTTTATGTTAACTTTTTAACTGATAGAAAAATAAATCTTAAAAGATTTGAGTTGACTAAAGAAATCGATACGTATTCAAGAAAATGTATTAATGCCAAACACATGTTTGGGTACAAGATGCCGCTTTCTGAATCGTATGCGATATTTAATAAATCAAGAACAAGAGATATATTGTTAAAAAAGATTAAAGAAAATTTAATATAATGGACGACCTAGGCTTATACTTAGATGAAAAGCTTAGACGTCAAATAGCTGATGAAATAAGACATTTAGAACTTCCTCCAGAGTGGAGACCAAGCGAAGTAATAAGATATATAGTTAGGATAATAGAAAAAAATAATGGGCAAACACCTAGATAAAATACAAAAGGCGCTAGAGCAGCGCATTGCAGCAACACCAAATGGGGCAGGATACAAGAAGCCTGGGTCTATGAATAAGAAGAAAACAGGATATAGGGGCCAGAAAGCCAAGGGTCCATCTAAGTAATGTTTAATGATGTATGTGAATTTGGAAACTGCAAGAACAGGGCTACAAGGCTAGCTGCCAAAGCAGAGGGCGGGATCATAGATATATGCGATACCTGCTGGCATGCTAACTACAGATCTTAATCAACTAAATGCTATAATAGACCTATAGATGGATTTCTAGAACCATCTAAATAACAAACCTATAGGAGTAATAAAATGTCAGACGGACAAAATTTAACAGGGTTTAACGAAGTTAAGCCAGTAACAAACACATCATGGAATGGCGAGCAATACGCTGCAGATCCTGCATCAGCTTTCCCATCAACAGATAAGTCAACACAAGACGGATCTGGCGTTGGAAATAACGGTAAGTAATAATGTGCATTGAATGTGGATGCAACATATTCGGAGTTGCCGATCTTGCGCCAGCAACTATTGTTGATGCGTCAAGAGATGGTGAATCAGGTCTAACTTTAGACATGACATCAACACCAGAGCAGACAAGACAATTCATTAATGAGTAATTTTCAAAAAGAAGATGGAACTGGAATGACTACTCCACCAGCAGCAGGAGCTGCATCGGGTGCAGTAACAAGCAGAGAAACCCCTAAGCGTTACCCAAGACAAGGTTTAAAGATTGATACCAATAAGCATGGTATTCGTAGAGAAACAAATCTTAATCAACAACCTAAAAAGGGAAGACCTAAGAAGGTATAATTAAATAATAATATGGCCTCAGAAATGGGGCCATATTATTTTAAGGATTATTATGTGTAAAAATTGTGGTAACTGTTCAGCAGAACACGGCGGAAGAACAATAGATGATGCGATAGATGAAACGTTAGACTCATCAATATAAACTTAAATAGGGTATAATTAATCCTATGCTTAATAAAATAATTGTTGCTATCATGGTTGCATTGCTATCCATCAACCTTTATTCCTGGCATAAATTAACTACAGAAAATCAAAAAGAGATTAAAAGGATAAATTCCGTTCTTGAGCAATGCAATAATAGCTCAAAGTAACCCCTTGTCAGTGCCTGACTTATTTGGTACAATAGTATAGTATGGGCAATCCTAGGTATATGAATGAAGCCTGGCTACGTGATCAATATGTGGCTCAGGAAAGAAGCATAGAGGATATAGCTCAAGATTGCAAAGTAACACAGGCAACCATCATAAGATGGCTTGATGAATATCGTATTTACAGAAATTGGCGGAGATTGATGTGAGTAAAGAACCAAAGATTATGCGTATGGATTGGCGTTCATTAGGATATTGGCCTGTATATAAAGATGGAAAGCTTACATGGGAAAAGGATCCAAAGAATGATTGATTGGTTAGTTAATAGAATATTTCGGTGGGATCCACTAAGAAAAGCTATATTTGATGAAGTAAGATTATATCAGTCTGTAGATAGATCAATGTGGGAATACGAAAAAGAAGGTCCATCTAATCTAACATGGTCTGAAGGCGATAAATGGTACGGATGGACATACAATAGTAACGCTAAGCGTTATTACTTTGATGATATTGGTAATGAATCATTGATGGGCTTATGGGAAGATCAATGGGCAAGAGAAGAAGCGGAATCTAAATGATGTGGTCATATGTTTTAGCAGCAATTGGCGTCACAGGCATATTCTTTGTAGGACGTAAGACAATATGGGGATGGCTAGTACTATTATTAAATGAATGTATCTGGATTGCATATGCATTAGCAACAGATCAATACGGATTTATCTTAATGGCTACGGCATATTCAGCTGTATACATTAAATCTTATCTCGCATGGAGACAAGAAGCAGCAAAAGGGATTTGGATATGAAGAATCTAATTAAGTCTATTGTATGTCGATTTAAAGATCATGTGTTGGTTGCAGCAGGTTCATGCCCGTTTACTGGCAGAACTTATCAGCATTGCACACGTTGCATGGCCATGATCCCCGTAGAGGAGTTAGCATGATTTGTGGTCATTGCAAACAAAAGTCGGCAGACCTAGAGCTATTTGAAAGAAACAACTATGCCGCTTATACATGTCCAAGGTGCGTTAATTTCTTTAATAGTTTTGATAGAGTCCTAAAAGAGGACGGCGAACTAATAGATAGACTAAAAGACTAATGTCTAGTTGTCCTATATGCTATTGCACAGTAGAAGAGAAGTTTATGTCTATGCATATTATGTGGCATGATGAAAATGATCCACAAGAACAAGAGCCTGTTGATAACTATCAACCTATAGACAGGGTTGAGTATGAGTTATGAGCAGGATGCTTGGACTAAAGCTTATTTAGAATCAGTTAGACAGAGAAACAAAGATAGATTAAGTAAATGTTTTATCTGTAAAAAGCAGTCAACTACAATTACTGCTATATTACATAAAGTATTACCTGTATGTGATATACATAATATTGATCGCAATTAGTGAAGCAAAAAGTGCGGCGGAAAGTAGAGACCATTCAGTCACTACGTGACCTTAAATTATAGAAATGATACAATAGGAACATGAGCGAAAAGACAGGATATAAGCCAACTTCAGGAATGCAGTCTGCTGCACGTAGAGCAATTAAGCTCAAGGAGCAGGGTAAGGCAAATGGTGCAGGAACTGCTGTAGGCTGGACAAGAGCTGGTCAATTAGCAAGAGGTGAATCCTTAAGCCTATCTACGGTTAAGCGTATGTATTCTTTTTTCTCTCGCCATGAAGTAGATAAAAAAGGCAAAGATTGGGATAATGCAGAGAACCCTTCAAATGGTAAGATTATGTGGCTTGCTTGGGGCGGGGATGCAGGATTCTCCTGGTCTAGAAAAATTGTTGAAAGAGAGAAGAATATGAAGAAGTCAGCAGAACTAAATGAATTTGTAGAAGAGATCAAGGATATTCTTGATGATGTAGTCAACCCAATTACTAAAACAGTTAGCATTGAAATTGAAGAAGATGATATGGAAGATGATACAGAAGACACTGCAGGATGCGATTGTGAAGGTTGCATGGAGTGTAAGGCAAATGGCGGATGCGATATGAAGAAGTGTAAAGGACATAAGGAAATGGCTAAGTCTGAAGAACTATCAGATGAAGAGATTTCAAAGAACTATGTCTCTGATAATGAAGAAGAGGACAACTGGGATAACATGCAGAAGGCTTGCTGGGCTGGATACAAGCAGGTAGGCATGAAGGATAAGAATGGTAAGCAAGTACCTAACTGTGTCCCAATTAAGAAGTCCCTATTTGGCACAGAAGGACCACAAACCCTAATCCCAAGAAACAAGTAATATGGGAATTCTAGACAATCTAGAAGCTTATATTGAGTTTGAGCCAACCTACAAGGTGGCTTGCTCAACATGTAATAAACTATTCGTTAAATCAACAGATGAACCATTTATCTGCTTGCTCTGTTCGCAATAAAGAGGGCGGGAACCAATGGCATATAGCAGATTCTATGATAGCCATATATACATATATCCAAGTACAGAAGGATATATTACATGTGCTGGATGCTGGTTAAATAAAGATAAGTCTGGTTTAAGTATATTTCCCAATAGTACCAATATAACTAATGATGATCAATTAAGAGATCATCTGGAAGCTCATTCCAAAGCTGGTCATAGTATGCCAGAGAACTTGCTCCAAGAGATACTGGCTGATCCAGACAGATATGGAGCTATATCCTAATATCCCCCCGCCTCTAAAAGTGTCTAAAAACCCCCTTAGAAGGCTTTTTCTATGGAGTAAAGTGGAGTAATGTGGAGTAAAATGGTTATAGATAAGTCGACAATTACTATAGTTATATATAGTTAATTATATCTATGTAATTGAGCTTCCTTATAAGATGCCCGTAATGTCCAATTTGCTCCATTTGAGCATATAGACACATGGCATATTTTCAGGGATTTGTCAATAGCCCTCGTAAATAGCATATTTTGCCCACATTGTCAAGCATTTTTTCATATAAAATTCTGACAAATTCTGGGTATATTATGCTAGATTATATATATGTTTTATATCATTCTATATCTATTTGTCGACATTTCTACAAATTTCAGGGATTTTTTAGATGCTGTCGTAAATAGGAAATTTTGCCCACATGTCCACACACAAAAAATCCACAGGCTGTGGATAACCTGTGGATAATTTGGGCACATATACTAACCAACTAAGTATATGTTTGCCATATCTGAGTAATACTTAGATCTAATACAATCTGTTCGTTCAGATATATTATTTAGGAAGCTTGATGTTTTCCCATATGTAAGTCTTGTTTAATTTATCTAATGTCTTGCTTAGTTCATTTGCTAGAAAGAGTCCTTCTGA